TGTTAATATTGTCGGTGACGACTTCATGTTAGCAACTGCTGCTGATATCGTTGCTGATCCTTCTGCTCCCGATGCATTTGTTGAGGGAATTATGGAAGGTAAAGAATGGGTATGGGAAGGTGGACTTTTGCGTGAAAGGTATGCAGAAGAAACTAAAAAAAGAATTAACGCATTAGCAGACCAAAGAGTACTTGAAGAGCATAAATTAGGTCTCTTCAATGACTTCCTCAATAACCTTTGATATTGAGTATCATAAAAATTATTAATTTATAAATAAATATAGATTTAACCAAGGAAAAATCCCGGAGAGTTCAAATGTCTAGTGGCAACAACTTACAAGAAATGGAAGTAGGCACGAAGCAATCCAAGACCGCTGTTAATGCTGGCGCAAAAGCAGCGGATCCCATGCCAACGCTTCAAGGAGACGGATCTCAACTGGCTGCAGTTGAAGATCTCGGCGGTCCTACACCCGAAAACTACAAAGCTGATGATGATTCTGCAAAGTTGAAAACACCTGGCGGCAGCCTTAAGCAAGTTAAGGATGTTGTCAATAAGGGTGCTAAGCCTGCAGATGCAATGAAAGGAGTCAAGGAAGAAGAAGATCTTTCTGATGAAGAAGTAGTTGCAGAATCAGAAGAGACAACCGATGAAGTTGTTTCCGAACAGGAAGTAACTGAAGAAGAAGTCGCTGAAGTTGTTGAATACAACATGGAAGAGGACGTAAATGCACTCCTCCAAGGCGAAGAACTTTCCGAAGAATTCCAAGAAAGAGCACGCACCATCTTTGAAACCGCGATCAATGCTAAAGTTGCATCGATCCAAGTTGAGATGGAAGAGCAACTCAACGCTCAGATTGCTGAAGAGCAAGAAAAGATTGCTGAGGAGTTCGCCGCAGTTAAAGAGGCACTCGCAGAGCGTGTTGACTCTTATCTTGAGTATGTTGCTGACGAGTGGTTTGAAGAAAATGCACTCGCAGTTGAAAGCGGTCTGAAGACTGAAATGACCGAATCATTCCTTGGTGGAATGAAGTCACTTTTTGAAGAACATTATGTAACAATCCCTGAAGACAAATATGATGTGCTTGAGAGCATGGTAGAAAAACTTGATGAAATGGAGACAAAACTCAACGAGCAGATTGAGAAGAATATCGGATTAAACTCCCGTCTCGCAGAGTCGGTTGCCGATGGTATCCTCGATAACGTTTCTGAAGGCCTTGCGGCTACTCAGAAAGAGAAACTCGCTTCACTCGCAGAGGGTGTTGAGTTTGAAAGTGAATCAACGTATCGTGAAAAGTTGGAGACTTTGAAGGAGTCATATTTCTCCTCAACTAAAACATCTTCAACTGCTAATAAGACTGAGACTCTCTCAGAAGGTGTAGAGTCTGGACATGAGTCCTACTCAGGTTCAATGGCTGCATACATGAAGACTCTTGGGTCTTTTAGCAAATAATTGAATTTATTATTAATTCAAACTGTAAACATCCACACTTAAAAAGGTAAAAAGCAAATGTTCCATTCCGAGCATCTGCAGGAAAAGTGGGCACCTCTCCTCGATCATGAGGACGGAATCAAAGATTCCCATCGTAGAGCTGTCACCGCTGTCCTGCTTGAGAACCAAGAAAAATTCCTCCATGAGCAAAATGCTTTTGGAAGTTCAGGTCTCCTAAACGAAGCCCCAACCAACGCCGCTGGTGCTGACGGTTTCCAAGGTGGATCCGCCGCTGGTGGTCCTACCGCAGGTTTCGACCCCGTTCTGATCTCTCTGATCAGACGCTCCATGCCTAACCTGATCGCTTATGATCTGGCTGGCGTTCAACCAATGTCTGGTCCTACTGGCCTGATCTTCGCGATGCGCTCACAGCGCCTCAAGGAAGGCAGCAGAAGCGAGACCTTCTTCGACGAAGTAGATTCCGCATTCTCCGGTCAGGATGCAGGATTCGACCTGACCAACGGCATGTCTAACAGACTTGCTGGTATGGGTAGTACTTCCCAGGCAGGCACCAATCCTTCCGTCCTGAACCCAGTTGGTTCCGCATCCTCCGCAGGTTATACTGTTGGACAGGGTATGCGTACCGACGATGCTGAGAACCTTGATGGTACGGGTGCTAACGCATTCAACCAGATGGCATTCTCCATCGAGAAGGTCACCGTTACTGCTAAGTCACGCGCCCTGAAGGCTGAGTACAGTCTGGAACTGGCACAGGACCTTAAGGCAATCCACGGTCTGAATGCTGAAGCGGAACTCGCAAACATTCTCTCCACAGAGATTCTTGCTGAGATCAACCGCGAAGTCATTCGTACCATCTACAAGACTGCTGAGCAAGGTGCTGTCCAGAACGTCGCTACCGCTGGTGAGTTCGACCTCGATATCGACTCCAACGGTCGTTGGTCTGTTGAGAAGTTCAAAGGACTTCTGTTCCAGATTGAAAGAGACGCTAACGCGATTGCACAAAGAACTCGTAGAGGGAAGGGCAACATCATTCTGTGTTCTGCAGACGTTGCTTCCGCACTGACCATGGCTGGTGTACTTGATTACACCCCAGCACTCAACGCTAACCTGAACGTTGACGACACTGGTAACACCTTCGCTGGTGTTCTTCAAGGCAAGTATCGTGTATACATCGATCCTTATGCTGCAAACCTGACTTCCGCTAACGGAACTCCTGGTAACCAGTATTATGTCGTTGGTTATAAGGGATCTTCCCCTTATGATGCAGGTCTATTCTACTGCCCATACGTTCCTCTTCAGATGGTTCGTGCAGTTGGAGAGAACTCCTTCCAGCCCAAGATTGGCTTTAAGACCCGCTACGGCATGGTCGCTAACCCATTCGCAGCAGGAACCACCCAAGGTCTGGGTAACCTGGTTGTTAACGCTAACCGCTACTATCGTCGCGTTGCTGTTAAGAACCTTATGTGAGCCCTGGTTCACAAGATTATACAAGACTCCCTTCGGGGGGTCTTTTTTTATCTAAATACTTAAAAAAAATGACCAACTCTAACCTCAATAGAATTGAGAATAGAAATTTTCTGGCCCCTACTGGGTTTAAATTTATATTAGATAGAACTCCTGGAGTCACTTACTTCTGTAATTCAGCAAACATTCCTTCTTTGGATCTTGCGGTTGCGGTTCAACCAACATACCTGAAGGACATCGATATTCCAGGTGACAAGTTATCTTTTGGAGACTTATCAATTAGATTCTTGGTTGATGAAGATCTGACCAACTATATGGAAATTCAAAACTGGATGAGAGGTCTTGGGTATCCAGAAGATCTGAAGCAGATTCATGATCTACAAATAGTGAAGGGCAATAGAGCATATAATGAGAGAAGCAGAACTATGGAAAATGTGTTCTCTGATGCAACTCTTGCAGTTTTGAATAGTAGTAATATTACTAACTTTTTTGTAAAATTCAGAGAATGTTTCCCATATTCCTTGACATCAATGAACTTCGATACTACAGATACGGATGTTCAATACTTTACAGCAGAGGCATCTTTCAAGTATACTTACTATGAGATAACTGACATAACAGGAAAACTACTACATAAATGATTGATCTTGACAAACTTCAAGAGATGTGGGAAAAAGATTCTAAGATTGATATGGATAATCTCCATACAGAATCTACAGGTATTCCCACACTCCATGCGAAGTATTTTGGAATATACAATAACATCTTTCTTCTAAGGAAGAAAGCAGAGCAACAGAGAAAGAGTATTAGACATGAGCGTTATGAATACTTCAGTGGTAAAGCAGACCCTGATGTGTATATAGAGAATCCTTTTCCAAAAAAGATTCGTGATAAAGATACTATGCAAAAGTATCTTGACGCTGATGAAAAATTATCTACGGTATGCTTAAAGATAGATTATTATGAGACGATGCTTGTCTATATTGAAAGTATATTAAAACAGATAAGCAATAGAACTTACCAAATTAAAAATGCCATTGAGTTTATGAGATTCAACTCAGGATTAGGATAATGGATGAAGAATTTGAACCAAGTCAAGAATATGACTATTCGGTCAATTTAACAATAGAAGATATTCATCTTCTGCACCATTGCGTCTTAAAAAGACTAGAAAAATTGGAATATAAGTTTGAAAATATGTAATAAATATTAGTAGATGAATGGATCTGTGTGATTGACACGACTGCCAATCTTGTTATATTTAAATCAAACGAAGTATTTTTAAAGATTAATACCGAACCTCATATAGAATATGAACTTAGAGATCACTTTAAGTTTGAGGTTCCTAATGCAAAATTTATGCCACAATATCGTGGAAGGAATTGGAACGGAGAGATTCACCTTTACGATATGAGATCTAAGCAGATCTATGTTGGCCTGTTAGATAAGATTATATCCTTCTGCAATAACTACGGATATACTTATAGGTTTGAAGATAATAAGTTTTTTGGACAACCTTTTGAAGTCAATAAGATGATTTCAAAGGAAGGAGTTAAGGATTATATTCGTTCAATATCGGTCCATGAACCAAGGGAATACCAAATTGAGGGAGTATTCGATGCTCTAAAGCATAATAGAAGGCTGCTGATATCACCCACTGGGTCAGGAAAAAGTCTGATGATTTACGCCCTCTCGCGCTATCATGTGGATACAGGAAAAAATATTCTTTTAGTTGTTCCCACGACATCTCTTGTAGAGCAGATGTATAAGGACTTCCAGGATTACGGTTGGGATACAGATTCATATTGTCACAAGATTTATTCTGGCAGGGAGAAGGACACTGATAAAAGTGTCGTCATCACAACATGGCAATCTATTTATAAGTTAGAGCGCAGTTGGTTTGAAAGATTTGATGTTGTGATTGGTGATGAGGCCCATCTATTTAAGTCAAAGTCTCTGATTCAAATTATGACTAAGTTACATACCGCAAAACATAGGATTGGTTTTACGGGAACACTTGATGGAACACAAACTCATAAGTGGGTTTTGGAAGGGTTGTTTGGTCCTTCATATAAGATTGTTAGAACTAAAGAACTGCAGGAAGCAGGATTCTTATCCAAGTTAGATATTACATGTTTACTTCTCAAGCATCCACCACAGAAGTTTGAAGTCTTTGAAGATGAGATTCAATATCTGATTGGACATGATCAAAGGAATAACTTTATATCTAAACTTGCATTAGATTTAAAAGGCAACACTCTTGTTCTATTCAGTAGAGTGGAAGCTCATGGTGCTGTATTATTTGAGAAGATAAATACTAGCAAAGAAGATAACCGAAAAGTATTTTTTGTCCACGGTGGAGTTGATACTGAAGAACGAGAGAAAGTAAGAGAAATTACAGAGCGAGAAGACAACGCAATCATTGTTGCCTCTTATGGAACTTTTTCTACAGGTATTAATATTAAGAACCTCCATAATGTTATCTTTGCCTCACCCAGTAAGTCGAGAGTTAGAAATCTTCAATCAATTGGAAGAGTTCTTAGAAAAGGAAAGAATAAAAATAAAGCAATGCTCTATGACATCTCTGATGATTGTTCAACTAAATCAAGACGAAACTATACTCTAAACCATTTCATAGAGAGAATTAAAATTTATAATGAAGAGAATTTTAATTATGACATAATCACCATTCAACTTAAAGGTAAGTAAATATGGGAATAGAAGATGATTTTTACGCAACAATTAAATTCAAGTCTGGAGAAGAGATATTCTCTAAAGTAGCTGCATCTGAAGAAGATGATAGGACGATGTTAATTCTTTCAAATCCTATTAATGTAATTGAAGTCAAAGGTAGAAAAGGAGATCCACTAGGATATAAGATGGAACCTTGGTTAAAGACTACAACTGATGATATGTTTATTATTAATATGGAAGACGTATTAACTCTCTCCGAATCATCAGATATTAAAATGATTATGATGTATCAAAACTACATTAGACAAGTAGATAGTTTTGATGATGAGACTAATAACTATAAACTTAATACAAGAGAAATGGGTTATATCTCATCTGTATCAGATGCTAAAGAAGTTCTAGAGAAGATATTTAAGTTAGAAACCAAAGATACTCAATAGTAGCTAAGCCTTCCTTTCTAACCGGGACAAGCCCAGTCTACAATGATATTGAGAACTTGTCAATTATATTAAAAAGTGATATACTGTCTACATAGTAGAACATATAAACTTATGATTAGGGCACCTATGGCCAAAAGAAAAAGGTCAGAACATTATGTCAATAATAAAGAACTTTTAGAAGCACTGATTAATTACAGATCAAGAATTGAGAGATCTTATCTGGAGAAATTTGGAAAAGATTTAACTGTACAAGATAAATCAGAAAGAGCAAAGCGTTGGCCAGGCAAACCACAGATTACTAATTACCTTGGCGAATGCTTCTTGAAGATTGCCACTCACCTATCATTCAAACCTAACTTCGTGAACTATATGTTCAAGGATGATATGATCTGTGATGGTATTGAAAACTGTGTTCAGTATATCCACAACTTCGATCCTGCAAAGTCTCAAAACCCTTTTGCTTACTTCACGCAAATTATTCACTACGCCTTTCTACGTCGAATTCAGAAAGAGAAGAAGCAACTAGAAATTAAAAATAGAATTCTTGAGAAGACTGGTTTTGATCAGGTTTTTGTTGACAACAATACCATTGACGGTAATAACTATTCCGACTATAATAGTATTAAAGATGCTGTTCATAGTAAACTGCGGTACGGATGAAAGTTGCAATTATAAGCGATCAGCACTTTGGTGCCCGTAAAAACTCTAAATTATTTCACGATTACTTCTTAAAATTTTACGAAGAAGTATTCTTTCCTTCCCTAGAAGCAGAAGGTATCACTACAGTCATTGATATGGGTGATACTTTTGATAGTAGAAAGGGAATTGATTTTGCTGCATTGGCATGGGCAAAAGATAATTACTATGATCGTCTAAAAGAAATGGGCATTCGTGTCCATACAATCATTGGTAATCATACTGCATACTATAAAAATACTAATAATGTTAATGCTGCGGATCTCTTGCTTCGTGAGTATGATAATGTTACAGTATATTCCAAACCCACCGAAGTCACAATTGGTGGCCTAGATGTATTATTCATCCCGTGGATAAATCAAGAAAATGAAAAAGAAACTTATCAACTTATTAAAAAGGCAACTTGCCCAGTCGCGATGGGGCACCTTGAGCTCACAGGATTTAGAGTTAATAAGCAAATCGTCATGGAAAATGGTCATGATGGCGAGTTATATTCAAAGTTCAAAAAGGTCTTCTCTGGTCACTACCACACTAGATCGGATAATGGACGGATCTATTACCTTGGAAATCCATACGAACTCTACTGGACAGATGTCGGTGATCGGAGAGGATTCACCTACTTTGATACAGAAACTTTGGAACATGATCCAGTAGATAATCCATTCAATATCTTCCATAACATTTACTATGAAGATGACAATCATCAGACATTTGATGCACGTCCTTATGAAAATAAGATCGTAAAGGTTATTGTTCGTAAGAAGTCTGACACCAAAAAGTTTGAAAAGTTTTTAGATAAACTCTATCACATTGGTATTGCTGATCTGAAAGTTGTAGAAAATTATGACTTTGGTGGTTGGTTCCAAGAATCTGACTATGAGGAGATTGAAGGAGAAGATACACTTTCTATCTTGAATAGATATGTTCAAGAGTCTGAAATTGATCTCGATAAATCTGAAGTTACTAAGATGATGAGTGAAGTCTACAAAGAGGCATGTGAGATGGTATAATGTATATAATTACGATCTATCAAAAAGAATCTGATGGAGCATATTCGGTAAAGAATGAGTTTGATGAAGATATACTTTACATATTTGAACAGGAGGACGATGCCTCAAGGTATGCTATGATGCTTGAGGAAGAAGGTTCTCCTGAAATGCATGTCATCGAAATTGATGATGTACTGATGATCAAAACTTGTGAGACACACTCTTATAAGTATACGATTATTACTGCCAATGATATTGTGATTCCCCCAACTGAGAATGATTACGTTTCATAAAATTAAGTGGAAAAACTTTCTATCTACAGGAAATCAATTCACTGAAATTAATTTTGAAAGTGCCCAAACAACTTTGATTATCGGATCTAACGGAGCAGGTAAGAGTACAGTATTGGATGCTCTTACATTTTCTCTGTATGGAAAACCATTCCGTAAAATCAATAAACCACAACTACCCAACTCTGTGAATGAGAAAGACTGTAGAGTTGAAGTGGAGTTCTCTGTCAACGGAATTAATTGGAAAGTTGTTCGGGGAATCAAACCAAATCTATTTGAGATCTATCGTAACGATAAGCCACTAGATCAAGATGCTGCTGCATTGGATCAGCAGAAGTGGTTAGAGAAGAATGTTCTCAAGATGAACTATAAGTCTTTTACTCAGATTGTAATTTTGGGTAGCAGCACGTTTGTTCCTTTTATGCAACTTTCTGCACAGAATCGTAGAGACGTGATTGAAGATCTTCTAGACATTAAAATTTTCTCTTCCATGGGAATTGTAATCAAGGAAAAGATCCGTAATCTGAAAGATGAACTCAAGGTTTTGGAACTCAAGAAAGAAACCTTGAATGATAAAGTTATTATGCAAGAAAACTTTATCGATGAACTTGAGAGTCGTGGAAAAGAAAATATTGAAGACAAGGAAAATCGTATAGGTAATCTTCTTAATGAAGAGAATGTGTATATGGGATCTAATGAAGAGTTGGAAAGATCTCTTATAGATTTCAATAGTAAACTTGAAAAATTTTCTGGTGCAACCAGCAAACTTCGTACACTTGGTAATTTAAAAGGTAAAATTTCTAATAAGGTATCAACAATTACAAAGGAGCATAAGTTCTTCACAGAGAATACGGTTTGTCCTACCTGTACACAATCTATCGAAGAGGACTTTAGAATAAATAAAATTAATGACGCTCAAACTAAAGCTAAAGAGTTGCAATCTGGTTATAAAGAACTAGAGCAGGCAATTAAAGGAGAGGAGAATAGAGAGCGTCAATTCACTACACTATCTAAGGAGATTACTTCACTCACGCATGGCATTTCTCAAAACAATACTAAGATCGCTGGATGTCAGAGACAAATCAGAGATCTGGAATCAGAAATTCAAAGAATTACCAACCAACTTGCAAATAGAAATGTTGAAGATGACAAGTTAACCTCTTTCAAGGAGAACCTAAAAACTACATACGACGAACTCGCAACAAAAAAGGATACAATTAGTTACTACGATTTTTCTTATAGTTTACTAAAAGACGGTGGAGTCAAATCCAAAATCATTAAGAAGTATCTACCGCTGATAAATCAGCAAGTCAATCGTTATCTTCAGATGATGGACTTCTACATTAACTTCACACTTGATGAGGAATTCAACGAAACCGTCCAGTCTCCAATACACGATAACTTTTCATATAGTTCATTCAGCGAGGGAGAAAAAATGAGAATTGACTTAGCACTTCTCTTTACTTGGAGGGAAGTAGCTAGGATGAAAAACTCAGTCAATACAAATCTACTTATTATGGATGAGGTATTTGACTCTTCACTTGACGGATTTGGAACTCAAGAATTTATTAAAATTATTAGATATGTAATTCAAGATGCAAACGTCTTTGTCATATCTCATAAAACAGGACTTGAAGATCGCTTTGAGACTGTGCTAAAATTCGAGAAAGTAAAAGGTTTTTCCCGTATGGTGGTCTGATAATAATATTTTTAGTAGAAGTGTTACTATTATAAATAAGTATAACTGCTGCTAAAAGATGCCAAAAGGAGTTCATAATAACCACGTTGGTGGAAACTATCAAGGAACTTTGGAGGAAAGGTTCTGGAAAAACGTAAAAAAAGGTGATGATTGTTGGTTATGGACTGGAACTCAGTGTGGAACATCCAAAAAACGATATGGTGTTATACGGGATAATTATAAACAAAAAAAAGTTCATAGAGTTTCATATGAACTCCATAAGGGAGAAATACCTGAGGGATTAGTTGTGAGACATATGTGTGACAATAAACTTTGTGTCAACCCGAACCATCTTGAAGTAGGGAGTGTGTGCGATAATAATAGAGATAAGGTTGGAAAACACCTTTACATTCCAGTTCTTCCTGAAAAATACGAGGAAGCATTATTACTTCTAAAGGAAAAAGGTTATGTTAGTACCAAATAGATACCATCACAGCAAGAAACAACAGAAGAGAAAACTTAAACCACAAGCAATGAGGGCCAGGCGAGAAGCACTGCGCCAGTTTAAAAAGCGTCATATGGGTCGTCCAAAGGGCGACCTTTCGTTGTATTGTGGCTTCATAAGAAAGGAACTCGATGGGAATCAATTTAGAGATCAAGGGTCAACTTGCAAAACTTCTTGCCACCGAAGACCTTATCATTGAAAACAAAGAAGTTCGTACTGCTTCCTTCAATGTAGATTCTCGTGTGCTGACCCTTCCTATCTGGGACAAAGCAGATAATAATGTTTATGATCTTCTGGTTGCTCATGAAGTTGGACATGCACTCTTTACTCCCAACGAAGATCCCGCTGATGATATTCCCCATCAATATGTGAACGTCACTGAGGATGCACGTATTGAGAAACTGATGAAGCGCAAGTTTATGGGACTTGCTAAGACTTTCTATCGTGGTTATAGTCAGTTCCATAATGACGACTTCTTTGAAATAAAAGATGAAGATATTAATAGTATGGCTTTCGCTGACCGCGTAAATCTTTACTTCAAACTTGGTTCTTTTGTTTCAATCTTTTTTACTGAAGAGGAGCAAACGATTGTTGATATGGTTGCCAACGCAGAGACCTTCCTGGATGCACAGGAAGCAGCACGAGCCATGCATCAACTACACAAGCAACAGAATGAGCAGGAGAAGGTTGCTTCTGTTCAGACTTCTAAACATGGACAAGGTGGTGGCACTGAGCCTTCTTCTATGGAGTCCTCTACGGAGCAAGAGAATCAATCAGAGGAACTGTCTAGAGAAGAAGGTGGATCTATGGGTGGGAGTCTCCCTGAGACTGTTCTGGAGTTCCCTACTGAAGGTGATGAAGTATGGCAAGATGAAGAAGTTAAGACCGACTCCAGCCTCTCTGGAAATCTTGAAAATCTGATCTCTTCTGATGCTATGGCGAATGAATATGTTGAGATCCCTGATGTTAATCTGAAGACTATTATCAATTCTAATAAAGAGGTCTCTGCATACATTAATGATTTCTTTAATCAGTTCTCTTCTGAAATTTATATTCTCTCTGATGAATCCTACAACAAATTCAAAAAATCCGCACAGAAAGAAGTCAACTATCTCGTCAAGGAGTTTGAGTGTAGAAAGTCTGCTAGTGCTTATCATCGTTCTACTGTATCAAGGACTGGAGTCCTTGATTGTACTAAACTCCACACTTACAAATATAATGAAGATCTGTTCAAAAAGATCAGTGTGATGCCTGATGGTAAGAATCATGGTCTGATATTTGTTCTTGACTGGTCTGGTTCTATGACTGATGTGATTGAAGATACCCTGAAGCAACTCTATAATCTTGTTTGGTTCTGTAAGAAAGTTGCTATTCCTTTCAAGGTGTTTGTATTCACTAATGAATATAATCATGCATATGATGATGACGGCCACATCGCTGATGCTCCTGAGCACTACATTGCCAAAGAAGGTCAACTTTTTGTTGATCGTCGGTTCTCTATGATGGAGTTCTTTAATAACGAAACCACTGCTCAGGAACTTGATATTCAGATGCGGAATATCTGGAGGATCTCTTACTCTGCTACTCACTACTCTTGGTCTGGAACTTACATGACACCACCCAGGATTGGATTCTCTGGAACTCCTTTGAATGAGTCTGTTGTTGCTCTCCATAAAATCATTCCCGATTTCAAGAAAAAGAATAATCTTGAGAAAGTTAATTGTGTGATCCTGACTGACGGTGAGGCAAATCATCTTGCCCGTCATAAGATGGTTGAGCGTAGGGACTGTCACATTATGGGTAAGATTCGTCTGAATGATCGCTGTTATCTGCGCGACCGTAAGACTGGCCAGACTTACAGGATTCCTTATGCCTGGTATGACTTTCACAATATGTTGGTTGAGAACCTTTGTCATCGATTCCCTGAAGTCAACGTGATCGGTATTCGTGTGGTTGAGAGTCGTGATGTGAACAGTTGGATGCGTCGGGGTATCAGTCTGAATGAGTTCTTGAAACTTCAGAAGGTGTGGAAGAAAGAACGTGCCGTGGTCGTAAATGTACGTGGTTATACAAAATACTTTGGATTATCTTCTTCTTCTCTATCAAGTGATAGTGACTTTGAAGTTGACGAAGGAGCAACCAAAGCAAAAATCAAGAGTGCATTTATGAAGTCTCTGAAGACCAAAAAACTAAATAAGAAAGTCTTAGGCGAATTCGTGGAGTTGATCGCATGACTCAATATAGGGACAATTGGAAGGAGATCGCCAAGGCATCGGAAAGAGATCCCAAAGCATTGGACATTCTTGAGAATGGTGCAAAATCTTTAACACAAGCATATTTCCTACAAGCAATGCGATACAAATATGGCCGATCTAACAACTGACCACTCTGCCCCTGACTCTGCCCCACTCTGCTCTATACTAGCTTCAGTTCAAACAAACCACATGTCCCTCTCACCTGAATTCATTCGCACTTCCCTTCAAGGGTTGTATGGTGAGTCTGTTTCTGCTGCTGATATTCGTGCCTGGTGTGCTATGAATGGTGCGAACTATCAAACTGTCACCAACAAACTTGCTGATTACAAAACTGGTCGTGGAAAGTGGAACCTAGAAGTAATAGATGAGACAGTACAAGAACTAGAAGTAACTTACAATGCACCTGCGGCTATGCCTGCTGTTGAACAAAACCTTATTCCTGCAAAAGATGATACCTTCGTCAGCTTTGGTAACTTCTCTGATATTAAAAAGATTATTAAGTCCCATGTATTTTATCCAACATTTATCACTGGACTTTCTGGTAATGGTAAAACGTTCAGTGTTGAGCAAGCGTGTGCTCAACTCGGACGTGAACTCATCCGTGTAAACATCACTATCGAGACCGATGAAGATGATCTTATTGGCGGTTTCCGTTTGGTTGACGGTAATACTGTCTGGCACAATGGTCCTGTCATTGAGGCTCTTGAGCGTGGTGCTATTCTCCTTCTGGATGAAATCGATCTGGCGTCCAACAAAATTCTTTGTCTTCAGTCAGTTCTCGAAGGAAAGGGTGTCTTCCTCAAGAAGATTGGTAAATTCATTACGCCAGCAGAAGGTTTCCAAGTATTCGCAACCGCCAACACCAAAGGTAAAGGTTCTGACGATGGACGATTCATTGGAACTAACGTGCTTAACGAAGCATTCCTTGAGAGATTCCCAGTGACCTTTGAGCAGGAGTATCCGACTGCTAAGACTGAAGAGAAGATCCTTACAGGTATCTGTAGCGATACTGACTTCTGCAAGCGTCTGGCAGACTGGGCAGACATTATCCGCAAAACCTTCTATGATGGTGGCATTGATGAGGTCATCTCTACCCGCCGACTGGTTCATATTGTTCGTGCATACAGTATTTTCAATGATAAAGCAAAGGCCATTCAGGTCTGTGTGAATCGTTTTGATGATGAGACCAAACAATCATTCTTGGAACTCTATGATAAAGTGGATGCTGACTTTGTGATGCCTACTGAAGAGCAGCAAAAAGAATCTCTTGACGCACACAACTTTTCTTGATATAATGATGACAAACTCCTGGTCCCTTTTATTTGATGAATTGAACATGACTAATCAAGACTCTGGAATCAGTTTTATGAGAGGCAATCCTCCTTATTCTGTGGATACAATCAATTTTAGTGGTGATACTGTGATCTATGGAGGAGAAGGTACAGATACTATCTCCTTCCAAGCAGCACAAGCAGTTTCAACAGATTACTATAGTAATGATATTACTTCTTTTGACTTTGACATGACTATTAGCACCAACCCTAATCGATTTAAGTATAGTGAAGAACGGATTCTTAAAGAACTGATCGATTATATTTCTACAACATATAACCAGCACTACTCTGCGGGCACTGAAAAAATCCAAACCCTTGACCTTATTGAAGCATGTGGTGATGGTGAGGCATTCTGCCGATCTAACATTCTGAAGTATGCTTCTCGTTATGACAAGAAAGGTACTGCCCGTCGTGACATTGTAAAGATCCTGCACTATGCAGTTCTTCTCTTACACTTCAACGACAAAAATGCCAACCGTGAAACCTACCCTCAGTAATTATGAAACTGTCTGATAAAACTATTAATCTGCTTAAGAACTTCTCTTCCATCAATCAGTCTATCCTGATCAAAGAAGGAGATTCTATCCGTACTATTTCTGTGATGAAGAACAT